AGAATCTTATTGAGATAGGCATTCATCTTGTTCTCAATCCAGCGGATAGAAACCTGACCAGACAAGGTGATTGCCTCAGCGTTTGCTAGTTTGTAATAACGGAAATACTGATTGCCGATAGCACCATAAGCAGAGTTAAGTTGAATCTTCCTCGCCATTTGGATGTTGTTGCACCGAGCAATCTCTTTTTCCAAGTCTTTCGTCTTTTTCTTTTCATATTCTTGTTTGGCAGCAAGCATCTTCTTTTTGTAAATGGTGCGATCTTTGTAAATCTTTTCCATCAGTTCTGGAAGAAATCCACGAACATCCTTGCGGAACATTGCTCCGTTAGCACAAACTGCTTTGTCCTTATACAACTCGAATGTAATTTCCTGATTCAGAATCTTATCGACAGTTACATTTGGATGTCTCTCTTCCAGAAGAGTTTCTGGCGAGATGTTGTATTGCATAATGAGGTGAGGGTATAGCGAGTTGAGGTCAAAAGACACAACCCAGTCATACTTTCCAGGAATAGGTTCCTTAACATAAGCACCAGCATACTTGGAATCTTTATCAGAACGTTCTTTGGGAGGAATCACAATGTTCCTCTTTTTCAGATAGTTATAGATGATGGTATCCCACATTCGTACTTGTGAAAAAACATCCGTATAGTTTGCTTTGGCATCATATGCCATCGTCAAAGCAAGTTCAATCAGTTTCATCTTGTCTTCCATACGGTCAACAAGTTCTACGTCAATGATGTTGTATTCTACAAACTTCTGCCAACCCTTAGTATAAAAGTCTTTAAAAGTATCAAACTCTGAGTGGTCGAGTTTCTTCTGCCCAAGTTCTACACTTGCGATATAGTCAAGACGATAAGATTCCTGTGCCTTATAAGTAAACTTCTTATAAAGATTCAAATAGTCAAGTTGACTGATACCGCCAACATCATATGAAATATGCTTACGACCAGCAATATAAATCTCACTTTCGGTCACAAGACCCCAAGGAGACATGCGCTTCATAAGTTTTTCACCAAGAACGCGATCAAGACGGCGAATCAAATATGGGATATCGTACAGTTCAGTATTCCAACCAGTCACAACCTCTGGTGTATTATCCTCAACCATCCACCAATTAATGAAATCCATAAGAAGATCACGCTCATTATCGAATGAACGATAGATTACATTCTTCTGTTGGTTATTGAACGGACCCATACCCCAAGTACGAATCTGTTTAGATGAATAGTCTTGAATCGTAATCAGAAGAACTTCTTCAGCAGCAGACTCTACATCAGGGAATCCATTCTCTGACGCAACCTCAATATCCAAAGTTGTGACTTTAACTTTACTAATATCAAATTTTAATTCATCCTCTGGATACATTTCAGAAATATACTGATAGATGTATTGACTATTTCCATAGATCTTAAAATTTTCTACGTTTTCATACTTTTTAATAAATTCCCGACAATCACGAACCGATCCTGGTTGAATTGCCTCCACATATTCACCATTTAGAGTTTGATATTTAGTTTTCTTTTGAGAGGGGACAAAAAGAGTCGGGTTAAACTTCTCACGGGTCATAAAGTGTTTACCATCTTCATAACCACGGACCAAGAAGTGATCCCCGACCATTTGAACGTTTGTATAAAATCGCATTATGCAGTTAATTCAAGATACTTTTGAACAATCTCTTCTTTTGGATCAACGATAGTCAAAATACTATCAGAGTGAATCATCATTTCCCTTTGATCTGTCATATCTGGCCAGGGTTTTAAATTTCCCTCAGCATCGATTTTAAAAGGATTGATCAATTTACAATCAGGTTCTCCAAGTTCTGATCCGATTTCAATAATTTCTGTGACGATTACATTGTCAACTTTCAGTAAAAGACACTTGATTGTCTTCTCCATTTACTTTCTCCTCATACATTTCCTTAATAGTTTTTATAGGTTCCACGATAGTGACAACCCAATCTGGCGAAACTGGAATTTGATCATCGCTTGTCAAAACAATCCAAGGAGACAAAGATACTTCTAGATCACCTTTTGTATTATCACTATCTTCTACCAATAAAATTGCTTTTCTGGTTTCAATTTTATGAGGTTTGCTAAACAAATACCCACAAACTTTTTCATCAGAAATCAATTCTTTGGCATCAGAAATGATTGTTTCTCCAGATTTTAATAATGCTAACTTAATTGACATTTTTTAATTTATCCTCCATGCATTATAGGACAAAAAAAGGGGGAAGTCAACCTGGATTTTGCCAGGTGCTTCCCGCGCCGACGATATTCGGAATTATTTATTCTTCCTCACATCCACGACCACCTCCACCAGGATTAAATGGAACCGCTTTACCAGCAGGAACTTTTTGAGATTTTCCTTTCAAATAAACCGTATGTGCCTTTGCCATAGGATATTTGATGGTTTTTATTTCATTTAAAAACTGAGTGAAAGTCTTCATTTAAGTTTTTCTTTTATTTAGAGATAGTCCTTTCTCGTGTGATGTTCCGGAACGATCTTGCCAAGTTTAACAGTTAGCAATCCATCCTCAAATAAGACTTCCCGAACTTCCGTGTCATCGGATAATGTCCACGCTCTCTTGAAAGATCGTTGAGCCAGTCCCTTATGGACGTAGTTGGTGTCAGATTCCCGATCTTCCTTTTGCCCTTCGACAAAAAGTTTTCCATACTCTGTGTATACATGTACTTCCTCCTTTTTAAATCCAGCAAGTGCAATTTCTAATCTTGATTCAACATTACTCAATTGAACAAGATTATAAGGTGGGTAATTAGAAGTTGTTTCATGAAGATTAAATAGACGATCAAAATATTCGTCCATTCCAATACTGTTGCGTGTGATTCTTTCCATTAATGCAGGAAGATCCGACGCAGTATAGCGCATGAGGTTAGTCATTATGGTAGCTCCTTTAAAAGCGAGTTTGTATTTTGTGGATCCTTACGGCATCCATATCTAATTATAATACTTCTTACAAAAAAGGGGGTGTAGACCCCCGTAATTTTTTATTCGGTTTCTACTTCTTTCAAGTGAACTTTTAGCGCATCCTTCCATTGTTGTTCGGTATACCCACAAGCAATAAAAAATCTGCGAACCATTTCTAGAAATTGATTTTCATTTAGATATGGATCATCACATCTAATCTCTACATCTTCATCAGGAAGGGCAAACTTGGCATTAGGATTATTATGCCAAGCAGCACCTTCATTTTGATGACGAAAACGAAATTCAAAACTTCCCGAAGACATCACTCAACATCCTCAACTTTTTTCTTTTTAGCACCAATATTATACTTGGTTTCCAGAATCCAGTCTCCCTTATCCTTATAAGCAAGGACTTTAATTTGATTCAGAGGAGCAATATCCTGAATCTTTTTAAGATCAACAATCTCAATCAATCCCCAATCTGCAAGAAGTTGGGCAATACGATTGCGACGCTGAACATCATTCACAGTCAAGTTTGCGTGTTTGCCATCCAGAGCAAACAGTTCCTTAAAGTGAACGAGATAATACCTACCTTGCTTGTGTAGAATATGGCAAGACTGATAGATTTTCTTTTCCTTTCTTGAAGCAACTCCGATTCGGGTCAAAGTCTCACGAACCTTAAGAAAATCATCAGGTTCGTTGAGGATCACTTCCACCATTTGGTCGGGCGTCCACTTCACTTCAGGTTCTTGAACGACACTCATTTTGTTCCTCCAGTTTCAAATTTCGATTTTATAAAATTAAGTTGTTCTTTAGTAAGAATCCTCAAAGCTTGTTTTGCCTTCTCATTACTATAACCATAGTAACGTTTAACATAATCAAGGTCTTTGATTTTATCTTGACGGAGCCAGGGAGAAAATCTCTTCTTTTTCCTCAGACTATTTATAAAAAAGTCATACTGCAACTTCTTTGGCAGGAAATGATATTGATTCATCTCATTCGCAAACATAATACAATCAATATGTCCAGAAAGGCATCGATTGATAATGTAAGGTGCATATTCCTTCTCAAGTGAAGGATCTTCATCAATCAGATGTTGCTTCGTTTGATTGATCGAGTTTAACCAGTCCTTCAATTCCATAATTAAAAAGCAGTAGTTCTTTACGTTGTTTTTGCTCACGCATATATTCACCAACAGAACGCATTGTGTATGTGAGATCAAACTCAGCAGCGTTCCAGTTCTTAAACCTATCTTTTACAAGTTGATCGGAGTTATAACTGACTAACTGATCCATATCGTTAGTGTCGCAATCAGCAGCAAACTTATCGTGATCAAATCCTTTGTGCATTGATCCTTTACGCCCGTAGAGATTATCCTTAATATCATAAGGAGGATCGAGATACATAAAAGCACCTTTGTTTCCATCCATTAGATAATCATACGAGTAATTAGTTATACGCCAATGCTCAATTAGTTTAGAATACGCAGGCAGTTTTTCGATCCCTCGCAAACTGAAATTGGCGATGGAGGCTTGTTGTGAAAATGATGAACTCTCCGTGAGACCACTGAAACTGCACTTATTGACAATATAGAAAGCCACAGCACGATCAAGACTGGGCAAACTTTCGTCATTGATTTGCTCCTTTGCTTTAAGGAAAAGTTCTTTCGCTTTGCCTGGGGTATTATTTGCATTCTTTAAATCAA